CATCCTACCACTACTAATTAGTAGTGTAGAGGAACCACCATACGAAGTGGTGGACCATCTAGTGCGCTGGGCACTAGAGAACTGTGTGAATAATTACGCACAGTTCCAAAAGGACTGGAAGTCCCTGAAGAAAGCCATGAGAAAGGCTTTCGCCACCCAGGGCCATGTGGACTGGGTGGACTGTAAGGCAACGATGTTGCCCTACCTGAGGGCCTGCCAAAGAAAGCAGGACTTCGATGGACCGGCCGATTACGGCCGGTACATTCTCCTGTGGACGCAGACGCGTGCTACAGGGCTGGCGGACGGTGAAATGGTCCGTCAGAGTATCGATAAGTTCATCGGTACGATTCAGGAACCAGCAGAAAGAGTTCCTGTCAACCCCCAGGTCTTAATTGACACACTGGGGGGCGCCCGCCTTTACCAAGGCGAGCTAGCCAAGGTATCTGTAGGTACCACGGCATGCCTCGAGCGAACGAGGCAGGAGGGGGGTAAAACCCAACTCCTGAAGGACCTGACTAGGTCAAGGTCCTTAAAGGGCTCATATGATTATGAGACCCTCGAGTTCTCTCCCTTTGAGAGAGCTCGTCCAGTTCGGTCCTCTAAGGACATACTGGACTGGGCCGTGTATGACGCACTACACAGGCCAGTATACACACGCACGGTGCGTGTGCATGCTGTCGTCGAGCCATCCAAGGCTAGGACGATTACGGTAGCACCATACGGCTACCAAGTAATCATGGGAGTGTTTGCCCATGTTTACCAGGCTACCCTGCGCGGGAAGTCTGTGAGGTCCGGGCTAAGAGCCGACCGGCACCTCTGGAGGTTCTTACAAGATAACCTCAACCCCCAGAATACACTCTGGGAGAAACTCGAGGAGGGCAACATCCTCGCGTTGTCGACCGATTTATCGGAAGCGACCGACTTTGGGAATAAACAATTCGCCAAAGACGTCTTGATGTACATGATCAAGATGACCCCCAATATGCCATTGGGGTTATCAATGTTAATGAGAACATTGTTCACGTCAAACCGTTACGTTTGGACGGACGCCGGGGACGGCACCCTGGCGATGACCATAGCTATCCGCTCATGGTTCATGGGTGACATGATGACAAAGTTCATGCTAACCGTCGGCCACGATTACTGTTGCCGACTAAGCCTCCTTGAGGCTTA